GCCAAGTTTTACAAAAAACCTACGGACAGTAAAACTGAAACACAAGGCAACAATCGGCAAATGACTGGTACGGCTCAAAAATCTGTAAAAGCGATTGGTGATACTACAAAAATGCTGATTGCTGAAGCAGCTGTTGATGCAGGTAGCAAAAGCTATCGATGGAATTCGTACCTAGTTAAGATTATGCTAGGTCCAAATTACTCTATTTTGCAAGCAAGTCGGGCAATTTTTGCCGCTTTAACACCTGCGGAGAAGGACACTTGGGAAGCAGAAGCAAACTCACTTAATTTAGCAACCGTTTCGCTAGATTATGCCGTGGACGCGGCTATGACACCTGGCGAACAATTATTCTCTCAAGCCAAGGCATTGTATAGCATTGGCATCCATTCAGCGACAGGCGACCCTGATGGCACAAACGCTACTGCTTGGGCTACGGCGATTGCCTCATAGATGAAATTGTAGATTTTCCACGTAGGAGGTGGCACACATAAAGAAAAAAGGTGGTTGGTTTTCAACCACCTTTTTTTATTCGACTAGTGCAGAAGAAAATGCCCCACCATTGGCTATTAAGCCAATGGTGGGGCATTTTGCTTGTAAACCACCTACTAGAGCCAGCCAAAGTTGTGGGGGGTGTTGCAAGTGGCTGTGTGCCGTAAGAGGCACACGGAGGGTAGGGGGACAACCTGTATCTCGGACATAAACGCAAACAATTACCCTTTGCTAGCCCGCAGTAAAACACAGCGTTTAGTTGTGTTTTAGCGGGCGTGGCAAGGGGTGGGGTAGGCGTTGGGTGTGTTTGGGGAAGATTGTTGGCGGTGTTTTTTTTGCTTGTGCTATGAGCTACAACACCATTTTGCGACTGAACGGAGTAAAACGGAGTAAAACGAAGTAAGATGAAGTGAAGGGGCAATATGGTGGTGGGTTGGAAAAGCTACTTTTAGTGCCAAGCAAGGCAATACCTAGCTAGGCAAAAACTAATGGTATAAAAGACATCTCCTTTCGCCCACCCATCCCACCCTCTGATTCATACGCTGCTATCGCTTCTAAGGTTAATACCCTGTCCATATAAAAATCAATTGTTCCTTTGCCAGCCGTGCATCTAAATTCAAATTTATGTGTTTGCCACATACCACTAGGGGCATTGGCAAGGTATGGCCGAACATCGACCTCTATTTCAACCGCTTCATTAGTTGGTGCCCAAGGCCCTCCTAATTCTTCAGTTAAGTTAGTGCTAGTCCCGTTTTTATCAATAATAAATAGAGAAATATTTTGGGGGTAGTCCGTATCACTATATAAATCATAAATTTGTTCGTGATTGTGTTCAGGAACAATAAATTGATGTTGATGGTCTGGTATTGAAACTTTGTGGATGTGTGCGAGAATGTTGACAATGTGCTGGTGGGTATCGTCAGCATCAAGGGCATCAAATGTTTCATTGGCTCCAGAGCCAACAATGCAAACCTCACCTGTAGAACTACGCCAGTATAATGTAGTAAGACCAGTTGTATCTAAGGTTTTGTGCAAGACCATTGTGTGACCGTGTGGTGTACCGCCTTCTGACGTAGGAGCATCCGAACCACCTGCAGCAGATGTAGCTGTGGTAGCTCCACCATCAGCAGTATTTTTAACAACCGCTTGCACAGCTTCAAGGGTGGCAATGTTGGCAACCAATGGTTTTGTGCTAAATTCTAATGTGGCTGAGTTGATTTCTGCCACATGAGGACCAATTCTACATTTAAATTGAACAGGGCTATTGGGACCAATCCGTTTATCATCGCTTATAGGGGATTCACTCAAAGAGCGGAGGGGGTGAAAGGTATCCGTGTGGCCCTCAGCCATTTGGCTGGCGATTTCCTCAACATCATTTTTAGGCCAACGGTCGGTGGTGGCTACCTGTAAGGCGGTGGTGGCTAGGCCGTTTTGGTCGATGGTGGTGGTGGTCTGCAAAATAATTAAATCGGCATCAATATCAATAAAGGGGTAATTATCCACCATCTCACGATAGACCACCCGAATCAGTTGGGTAGGGTATATGATTTTGTTGAGGCCAACAACTTCTAGGCTGTAGCTCTGGTAGGGTTGTGCATTGCGTTTGAGTTGTAGGAGTGCCTGGTCAAAAAGAACATTGGCAGCGTTTTCGAGGTCGGGGGCACTGTGGGAGATGGGGCCTATATGTTTGTAGGCTAGGTATTGCTCGATAATGTCATCCTCGTTTACACCAGCATCGTATTGTAAATAGTTCTCGGCGATGTTGAGGGTGTAACCTGCTGGTGGGGTACGGGTGCAGTATTTAAGGTTTAGGCGGGCATCGCCTTTGCCATTGCCGAAGGGGTAAATGCGATTCACTTGGTCGTAGGAATCTTCCTCGACCTTTAGGGATTTAATGAGGCATATTTCTGGCTTATCATAGATGGCCGCAGGGTCGGTGGCTTGGATGGCTCGGACGTTGGCGGGAGTGGGAGCGGCTGTAAAATAGAGTGCTTTATAGCTGTTGAGGTAGAAATGACTGCCTAATTGGTCACAAACGGCGATTAAAGCCTGTAAAATATTCTCTCCAGCAAATCGAGCATAAACCAGCCCCGCTACACCGGGGGCCGTGCTATAAGACCAGCCAGGGGGAGCAAAATCCATAATGAGGGTGAGGGCTTCATTTACGGGTAAATTGGGGATTTTTAGAAAACCAACGGAGCGGCTTTTTAAGTCACGGGCGATACTCCCCCCGGCAACGTGGAGCATTGTTTGTTTGCCTGCGACTGAAAAGCCTACCCCATCAATAATACCGCCCCCCCCAAACTCGGTGAGTTGGCCGTTTAATATGCCCCAAAATCGCCCCCGCCTTTTACTGCGGATAAGAGCGGCTCGCGGGTCAGCGGCGGGCATCTGTTGCTCAAAGTCTCCGGTGCGGTCCATCGCAGTGGTGATTTTCAAGCTGGTGGCGGTGGTAATGGGGCCATCACCTTGTTTTTCATCATTTTTATTAAGTACATCGGTCCAAAATTCCATAATTATATCCATCCATCGTAGTAGTTTAGGTAAATGTCTAGGTCTGAGCCGTCAAAGATAATTGTGATTGTATTTGAGCCTGGCTCGATACGCAACCAATCAGCTAGGCGGTGGCTAGAACCAAAATTAAGGTTAAGGTAGTCATCGGCTCCATTTTTGTGGATGGAGCGAATACCGCAGTCAATAATCAGATTATCACCTGCGGTTAGGGTGTTGGTGTAAATTAGTTCGGTTTGGTCGGTTTTGGTAATGGTGAGGGTGGTGGTATCGGTAGCGGTAGCTGGTGCAGTAATTAAAATCAAGGCATTATTAATGAAGCAATTGCCTTGGTTAGTGGCTGTGATGGTGGCTGTCCCCCCACTAAATGACCCGCCTTGACTGGTCTGATTAGCTCCGTACCAGTTGGGCGATAGTATTCTGAAGACCATATCAAACTCGATAAAATTGCGGTTCTCGCTTGTCCGCTTGGCAGACAACCCCAAACACCTAGCCCACGTCCAATCCTCGCGGCTATTGTTCCATTTACGCCACAGTTTTTGGCGTTGGCCGCGAAATGACCGCAAATGCTCAAATTCGGCCTGATTCAATACGACTCGGCTTATAGATAGTGTGAGCGGCCCACGGGGGGCTGTTTCAAAGCCCGTGGGGTCAAAGATGCCCCCGCCCGGTAGTTGAAAGGTGGGGGCAATGGCTTGGCCTGTAGAAAGGTCATCGGTGGGGCGGGCGGTGGGTAGGATTGTAGAGCCAAATTTGTGGATTGTGTACATTAGCGTAGCCCTCTATTTCGCAGGGCCCGTAGCACGCCGTTGGCGGTGGCATTGGTTATGGTGGCGGGGTCGCCGTTGCCAACGTGGACTACTATTGAGCCTGCTTCAAAAACTACATTTTGACCTGGTGCTTGGGTAGACGCTGTGGCAGTTGCTTGGCCTCTATTTTGAAGGTTGCCCGGTGTCCAGTTGGCGATTGCACCCTGCACCTTTTTCTGTCCTTCCCCCAAACGGCTCACTAACCCAGTGACCATATTGCCCCCGACCAGCTTCTCCATCGCTCCGCTAACTAATGAGCGACCCGCAACTAACCCTCTTACAATACCCCCCACCATATTATTCCCAAGAATTTTCTCGGTGACGGTTGAGGGTGAACTGATGCCTAAAAAGCCCTTGGCTGAATCAAGTGCGGCTTGGGCCGCTCCGGTGGCAGCATCTTCAATGAGGCTGATACCGTTGCTGATACCCAAAGCGATGCCCTCAATGATACCCCAACCAACACTGGCCCAGTCTGTATTGAAAATAAAATCGATTAGGTTTGCAATGGCGGTATCCATTAAGGAAATGAATGTTGCTCCGATTCCCTCCAAAACATCAGCAATCAACCCCCAAGCCCCGTCCCAAACTTCCCCTAACTTCTCGCCAAACAAATACCAATCGCCATTAAATGCGGCTTGGAACATTTGGAAGGCTGATTTTAGGATAGGTAAAACACGGTCGATAACAGCTTGTACCCCTGCCCATGCTGTATCCCAAGCAGCGGCAAGGGTGGGGAGGGCGATGTCTACAATCCAAGCAAAAGCTTCATCGATGGACGGCTGGACATTGGCTTGCCACCACGCTACAAACGTAGCTGTTTTGCCTTGAATATCACCCCAATTATTGGCCCAAGCCATAGCTAGGGCCGCTATACCCGCAACTACGAAGCTGATGGGGGCGGTAAAGGCCATTACTGCCAAACCAACGGCTCCAAGGATGGGGAGGACAATATTCATATTATCGGCCATCCACTGCCAAGCTTGGGAAAGCAATGGTAGAACTGCACTGGCTAGTTGTCCAGCCCATTCTGCGATTTGTATGAGTCCTGGTATCAGTTGGGCTAGGATGGGCTGTAGGAGGGCTTGAAGGGCAGGCCAGCCTTCATTAATGAACCAGTTGCCAAAATTGGTGAGGGCGGGGAGAATGGTGTTTGTAATCCAGCCCTCTAGAGTAGCGATGGCATCGGGTAGGACAATAGCCAACCAATCACCAAACTTAACTAGATAGGGGATAGCGAGGCTCATACCCGTGGCAATTAGGTCGCCTAATGGCAATAAGGCGGTGGTTGCGGTGCGTTTGAACGTTTCCCACGCTGGACCCAACCCTTGATTGACCGCTTCTCCTGCGGCCTTGGTCGCTCCCTCAAAACCCTGTAGAGCGTTTTGAGCAGGGTCAAGGGCTAAAATGACTTGGGGGCCTAGATTCTCCCATAGGGACCCAAATAAGGCAACCCCAATTTGGTTTTGCAAAACAGGGTCCTCAACCTCTTGCAATTTTTGAATAACCTGGCTCATCGCATCGGCTCCAGTCATGCTACCGTCCGACAAACCGCTTAAAAATTCTCTGGCTGGATTATCCGCACTCTCCAAACTAGCCTCAATTTGAGCAATATTAGCAACTAAACCATCTTGAATGGCTGTTAAGCTTTCGACTTGGAGGCCGTTGGCTTCCATTTCAGCCGTTGCACTCGTAAATGCACCTTCTAATTCGGCTATTTCGCCTTTTTTGTGGGCAATACGGGACATAGCTTCCTCAAACGTAACTAGCCCCCCACTACCCCCGCTTCCAGTTGCTCCATTTGCGGCTTGTTCAATAGCCCGTAGTTGAGGTTCAATGGTTAAATCACGTTCTAGGCTGATGCGGTCCATCTGTGTGTTGATAGCTTCTAAATTGGCTTTAGCGGCATCGTAGGCATCTGTGCCTTTTACGGTATCTAATAGAGCTAATTTGGCTTGTTTGGCTTGCATTTCTAGGGCAAACAATTGATTGTCAAAGGCTTCCATACCCGCTAGATTAGGGCTGGCTAGTCCTTTTAATTCTCGCTGTGCATCTTTCAAGGCTTGTCCCAATTCATCAACCACTGCTTCACTGGCAGCATAAGCCCCTTCTGCACTTTCTAAAGCGGCTTGATTTTCAGCTAAGGCGAAGGTTGTTTCTCCCAACTCGTTTTGCAAATCTACAATTTCTTGGTTTCCCTCACCAACCGCTACAAAGAGTTCATTTAAAGCATCGGTGGTGGTATCGCTACCATCTACAATCCGAATTTGAAATTCTTTGACTGCATCGGCTACCACATCAAAATTCATAGCCCCAGCGTTAAGGCCGCTCTCTAAAATGCCAAAAAATTGTTGTGATGTGAAACCAGCTTGGTCAAGGACAATTGCATATTCATTAACGGTATCGAGGAGGTCATCGGCGGGGTCGCCAGTGCGTTGAATGACGGTTGTGAGCATGTCAAACGTGGTGGTAGACGTATCACCAAAGGTTTCCATCGCTGTATCAACGGCTCGGACACTCTCACCAATGTCTTTATCAAAAACCTTGCGTAGAATTAGGCCATCAGTGGCAATGTTCTCTAGTTCATCCCCGGTGGCCTGTGTAACCGACTTGACGGTGCCCATGGCATCGGCTACATCAGAGAGACTATCGCCTAGGTTTTTGTTGAAGATGTTCACGGTGGTATCGCGAAAATGTGACATCTCCTGTGTGGTGGCTCCGGTGCGGGCTTGGATGAGATTCATAGAATCGCTCAATTCCAATGAAGTATTGGTGATTGATGCACCCAATGCACCCAAAGCAACAACGCCAGCCCCCGCTGCCCCAATTAAACCAGTTTTTATGGCTGAACCAAGGGCTGAAAACTTTCCTTTAGCCTGGCTAACCATTGTGTTGGCGTTATTGAGGCCACTGCGGAGGCCGTCTAATTTGGTGCCTATGTTGACGAATAATGTGCCTATTGTAGCCATTGTCGTTTTTTGCTTTCAAGGTAATAGATTCCCGCTAAAAAGACTGCGGGAATGACAGAATTGGAGGTTATTTAAAAAGGACACAAAATAGAATTGGCTGCAACTTATTTTGTGTCCTTTTTTATGAATTTGCTTGCATAAAGGCATTGAGCAAGGCCATTTGTTGCTCGATGCTTTGCCCTGCTTCGGCTTCGGCTTCGGCTTGGCTTGGCGGGCCAAAGCGGGGCATAAAATCTGCGGGGGTGAATGGCTCTGGGTGTTGCTCTGGGTCTCGATGGGCGTTGGCGATGGTGCAGGCGATGATGGCCGCTCTTAAATCGGCTCGCTCATCGCCGAATGGCTCTATTTGAGCGTAGGCTTGCCATTCGGTTAATTCGCGGCTATTGATGCGTTTTAAGCCCCATTCGACTGAAGGCCAGCCCAATTCTTTAGCTAGTCTAAAATAGAATCTTCGCTCTGGCCTGCGGTAAAATTTTCGGTCATTTCCTCTATATCTTCTTTTTTCATGCCGCACAGTCGCATGGCAACGTCAAAGATGCGGTCGAGGGCTGCAGCAGATTTTTTAGTAAGGGCGGGAATGTCACCGGGTATGTAGGCCCGTTTACTCCGTCTCATTTCGTATTTGTCGGGGGTAAACATTAGGTTGCCTTGTTCATCTACCACGGTGCGAGCCACCAATCTGGCTCTGGCATCTTGGGTGGTGATTTTTGATTTTTTGCCGTTGCGGTTGGTGATAAAATCTTCAAAGGCATCTCGCTCTGCACCGGTGAGGGTTTTCACACGGACAGTACAGTCTCCCCATTCGGGGATTTTGACATCTTCTGTGGGTAAATCGTTGGCTCCTAAAATATCGTTTCTATTTAGGTATCTTACTACTGCTGTGTTTAAATATTCTAAAGCTTTATCATCAATAATGAATGATTCTTTTGACATTGTTTTCTCCTAATGGTTAATAGTTAATGGTTAATAATTAATAATTAATGGTTTTGCCCCCCCTAAATCCCCCCCAAAGGTGGGGACTTTTAAACTATGGGGCGGGGGGCGTGGTGTTGAAAGTGGGTTTGCCAGTGATTTTTAGGGTGGCTTTGCCTTTCCATTCCTTTTCTTGCTCTGCCCCCATGCTGAATTTTTCTAGGTAGGCATCAAATGTCCAAGTGGTTTGTTGGGCATCGGGATAAATGAGTTGGTAGGCTAATAAAGTTTCATTTTGGTGGGCGTGTAACAGTCCACCTGAGCTGTTGGCGTGGGTAGCTTGGGCCATATCTAAGCCTAATTCTAGTTCTAATGATTTAAGTTTTTTCTTACCGCTAGGAATGCTTTCCTCATAACCATCTACGGCATCGTGACCCGTGACCTCAGCCATTACTAGACTACTTTCAAAATCCCCCACTTTTTGCACTTGGGCAGCTAGGGTATAGGTGGGATTGTCAGCCATTGGGGCAGAGCCGATATTTAGTTTTATTCCAAAACCGCCGGTGTAAGACATAGTTTTACTCCTTGTATAAAATCTTAAAGTCTATTGAAATTTTGTCTATATTTGTTTTCCCGGAAAACGCATCGTGGGTATTTTTCCAAAATGCTCCGTGTATCTCTACACCCCCCTCTCCGCCCATTATGCCACTGAAGCAGTTTAAGGTTTTTTGGAGTGCAGTGGCCGTGGCATCAGCTTGGGCGTGGGTGCCGTGGCAATCAAATTGAAAGCGAGCGGTGTTGAGGTCACCCGCTCCATCATGGGCTATAATGCCATTGTCACTTACTCGCAGGTAGGTGATGGCGGGGTAGGTAGGCTCTTGAGGTAATCGGCCTGGGTACATACGACCATCAACCAAATTATTTAGATAGGCAAATAAAGCTTGTTTGATATTCATTCTAAATTGAGCTTTTTCTTCAGTTGCTTGGCTATCTCGGCCTGTACTGCATCCGCAGTTTCGTCGATGGTGGGGCGTAGGAAGGGCTTGGCATCTATGCCAGGGTGGTTGACATTTGCAGTGAATTGTTTAAGGTCGATTTGTAACGCTTTAGCCTGGTCGGGGGCAATGTGATGGGGGCTGGCTCCAAATTCAATGTATCGCCCCCAAAATAGTTCCTTGTCTGGTCCGACTTTGACCGTTACCTCATTTGATTTGGTGGTATCGGCTTCTTTGAGCATCCCATTCGCTAATCTTTGGCTGGTTTGAGCGGCTTTTTTAGCGGCCTCGGCTCGGACTATCTCAGCACCGGCCATTGTGGCATCGGTGGCAATAGCAGTGGCCTCTGCCCCTAGCCGCTTTAATGCGGCGTTGATTTCGGCTGTGCCTTCAACTGTGATGCTAAATTTATTGCTCATGGCCTTCAATCCTCTGACAATATAAATGAAATTCTTTGCTACGACCGCTAATATTTTGGATTGAGGTAATGTTGAAGGCTTGTTCCTTGAATAAGGCTCTCATTTTGGTGGTTAATTCGCCCTTGTAGCGGGTTTTGATGAGGGTGGTATTTTGGGCAAGTGTCTGGTTGGCCTCGCTACTGTGGCCTTCCTTACCCACTAATGGCCCAACACTAGCCCAAATTGTGGCTACATCGCTCCAATTTTGTTGGGGTTGGCCGTAGCTGTCTTGTGGCTCTGTGGCTTGCTGGAGAGTGACTCGATGGCGATACTTACCTGCGGGCATTAAGCTACCTCGTTTCTGATGGGTGGGATGCGGTCGATGTTGATGATACTTTGGACTGCAAAAGGGACGGTGCGGAGGTTCATCGGTAAGGTGGCCTCCCGATTCTCGTACCAGTGGGCCACCATCAATAAAATGGCTTGGCGGTAAAGTTGGGGGACGGCATCAGCTGTATCCCCATAACCGGCGATGTATTCAATTTGGACTGGTAGGCCGGGGGCTAGGCTGGTGCTAGGCCAAGATTGGCTTGGTAGAATTTCACCCGGTTCGCACGCTGAAACAACGGTATAATTAGCTGATTCTACTGCCACCGTTTCCCCATTTGAATTGATGTAGGCTACATTAGAAACGGATTGTAGCGGGGGGTGGGGGAGTTGGATGGTTTGGAGCCACCCAGCGAGGTTGAGTTTCAGGGTTTGGGTGATGAAACTGCGGCGGGTAGCCTGCTCCATCCACTGCCTAGCGGCGATGATTAAACCAGTGAGGAGTGAATCTTCATCAGGGTGGTCGATGCGGCAGTGGAGTTTTGCTTCAGCTAAAGTTACTGGCTCGATGGCTGGGGGTGAAATTATTTGGAAGGCCATTTTAGGCGGTAGCCTCATCAGGGCTAATAGATAATGTAGCGGCTTGGGCGGTGATGGTGTTGGCGTTTAGGTTGGCTCGGCGGAGACTGTAGCGGATGGCCCAGACTGATTCAATGGTGGTGGTTGTGGTGGGACGTAAAACAACTAACCGCAGGTAGCGTTTGGTGGGACGGTAAACATCTATAACAAAGTCGGTTTGGGTGCCATCGCTTAGGGTGAGGGTATCGGGGAGGTCGATGGCATCGGATAGGTCGGGCTGGTTGCCTTGTTGGATTTTTACGCCGGTGTCTGTTTCAGCCGTGCCTACTGAGGCAAAAAATTGAACGCCCTCGCAGTTTTGGGTGTCAATAACACCACTGTTAAAGGCGGTGGTGCCGGTGGCTTGGGCAGCAGCTAGTTTGGTGGTGATTGTTCTTGGTAGTAGGTTCATGATAATCTCCTGAGTTTAAAATTAAACTATGGGGTAGGAAGCTGTATTCTGGTAAAGGCTTCTTCTAAAACAGGCATACCATCGGTTTCTAGTTGTGATTTGAAGCCGATTTGGTTTTTTTCGCTATACAATTCGTCTAAACGCTTGATTTGCATATTGAGAGCATCTACAATGTGGTAATTTTTGAAATAACCAAGGATACCAACATATTTGCCAGCAGAAATATTAGAGGGAGCATAAGCACTTTCTAGGTAATTTATGCCCAGTATTGTGCCTGGCTCTCCTTGGCGGGTGCTTTCACGCCAAATATAATTGTCGTTTTTGTCTTTTATTACGGCTAATTCAACTAATACATCGGTGTGAAATATCCAAGTGGCTTTTGAACGATAATAGGGTTTGAGGTTGTATTTGGCTCTGGTTAGGCCGTCGAAGGTGATGGCGGTTGGGGTATTACCAGTGCTGATGTCGCGGCTGGTGCTTATTCCATCATTGCTAGGCACAAAAATTCCCAAAGGTTTTCTGACACCATCGCCATTCATATAAACGTTTTCTAAGGCTGTGGCAAATTTATGAGCTAATCTTTGTTGCATGTAACTCACTATATCAGGGCGGTGCCGTAATAATCTTTCAGAAACTAATATCATTTTGGAAAGCAGGTGGGGGTTTAGTTCACGTTGCCCAAATTCCATTTGTTTGTCTTTTGAGCCAGCTTTTAATTCAGGTGTCCAGTCGGGGTCAGAGGGGTCATTTTCTAATGTTACCATGCCCAAACTGGTGGCTCCTTTTAAAGTGTGAATAGTAGCCAACCCCCTCAAATACAATGTATCATCAATGCCTTTTAAGATACCTTTAATAAATTGCTTTGGCGCAACAAAATAACCGCCCGTTGGGTCGCTATCGGCTTGAAGGTTTCTTTGTTCCGTTTGGCCGTAGCGGATAAAACGCTCAAAATATTTATTTACATCAGCGGGGGTAGGGGGTGTGGGGTCATCGGATTGACCAGCAAGGGGGCCAGGTAAACCGGCTTGCCGTAATTCTTCTTCAAAACCTGTGACTTCCTGCATCCGTTTAATTTTATCATTAATGCCTCTGACTTCGGTTTTTAGGTTGTTGTATTTTTCTTGGTCTTCTGCACCAAGTTCATCGGCCTCTGCCAATTGACGCAATTCTACTATTAAGCCATTGCGTTTTTCACATAAATCTTTGTATTTATTAGCCATAATTTTCTCCTAAACTGCTAATTCTAATAAATCTATTTCTAATCGCCGTTGTTGCTGTAGCCTAGCGGCTACAGTTTCGGCGTTGGTTTCTGATATTAAAAATCCCTTGGCTCTGGACCGTACTTGGGCCGTTGTTGTGGAATAAGCGGCGAATGTAACTATACTGACATCATATAGCCGCTTTATCCGCAAAATGGTACGGATTGGTAAATCATCGGAGGTGGCTGGTGGGGTCCAAGTGTCATCGTTGCTAGTAATCGTAAAACTGAAACTGCCTTGGTCAACGTCTCCACGCCTGACGGATTCAAGTGCGTTTTGTCCAGATGGAGAGTTTGGCAAGTCAATTTCAAAGCCCAAGCCAGTTGAATCTTCAAACAAACGCAGTGTACCAGCCAAAGTACGGCCTAAAATGTGATTTGGGTCGTGATTGAGCAATGCCCGCACGTCCTGGTCTAGTACATCTTTAAATGCACCTAGGGCTATTGTCTCAATAAAACCACCAAGGTCTTCGCTACGTTGGTTATAAACTGCGGCATAGCCGTATATTTTTCTACCTTCAGTTTCTGATTTTACAGCCCGTGTAATGAAACGGCGTTCAATTTGATTTTCAGTGTTATTTCTAGTTTCTTTAGCCATAATTTATACCTCAGCTGATATCATACAATCACATTTTTTATGGAGCGGCGGGTGGCCGATGTTACTGCGGACGTTGATGGGTTTGTCCGCTCCATCAGGGTTAAAGTCGGTGTTTTTGGCTAGGAAGTTGGTCTCGATGCCAACTACCTTACCATCCAAACTAGAGCAATAGGGGCAATTGTCTCCGGTGGCTATCCAACGAAGGCGTGACACACCTGCGGCAATAAAAAAGGCTTTGGCGATGGCGTTGCCTGCTCGGAAAGATTCATTATGAGCTAGTTGTTCTGAGCGGGTGGCCTCCCACCCATCTAAGCGTTCCTCGATGAGGGGAACGGGGTCGGATTCCTCATCGATTGCCTGGCGTAGCAAGGCAATGAGTTGTTGAAGACTCTCATTAGCTTGGCGGTTGGCGAATGATTCCACGTATTGCTCAAAAAATTGGGCGATTGCATCAAGGGGGTAGTCTCCGTTTAGTTCCTTTTCTATGGCTAGGCCAAGGGTTTGAGCGTAGGCTCGGAATAAAGGCAATGTTTTTTGAAGCCAAAGCTCATTTTGGCCTTGATAAAATTCGGTGAGCCATAAGGAAAAATCGCTACTATCACGCTGGCGGAGCTTGTTCAGTCCCTCACGAACTGCCTTTATTTCATCATTTATGATGGATTTGAAGCGGCCTGCAAAGATATTTATCTGGTTTTGGGCTATTTTTTGACGTTTGCCAGCCGCTTGGCGGGCGTTGTAGGCAATTTTAGTGCCGTTAGGGGTGGGATTGAAACGGTTTTGGTAGTTTAAGCCATTAAAACGGCTCTCAGTGGCAGGAATCATATTGAGGGGATTTAGGTAGGTGTCCCCGCCCTCAATAGGGTTCATATCTTCTTTTTTACGGACATCATTGGCACTAAGCCAGCCCCAATTGCGGCCTATGGCATAGGACTCATAGCGGGTTTTGGTATCGCCCCGTAAAACTGCATCTACATTGTGTTTGCAAAAGTATTCTCTTTGTTCTGCCGTTGATAATAGGGAATGGGCTATTTGGGTCTCAATACGAACAAACCAAGGCAACATTGAATATGCTATAAATCCCATTCCTAGGTGTTCGATATTGTTGAAATGAGCTTGTTCTAGGTCTGCAATCATGTGTGGTGGTACACGGTACATGCCGCAAATCTCTCGTTTTTGAAAATGGCGAGTACTGAGAATTTGAGCCGCTTCGGGGCTGATACCCACGGCTTTGGCTTCCATCCCTTCCTCTAAAATGGCAATGCGGTGAGCGTTTGTAAGCCCAGACATAAAACTTTCAATGGATTTTAACAAACGGTTGTAAGCCCCCTCCCCCAATTCGCCGGGGTGAGAGAAAATAAGGCTTGGGGTTGCTCCATTTTTGAAAAATTTAGCAGCGAATTGTTCGGCTGCCAAAGCAAGCCCCATTGTCTCTGCTCCCCATTCAATGGGGTTAAAGCCCATTAGGGCATCTCCGAAAGCACGGATGTGTAACACTCGGTAGGCGGGTAATTGGGCTATTGGGCCATTGGGCAAATCGTATAAATAGACCAGTTCTCGATTAACCCGTTTAACTTGCATTTTATCAGCCCGCAGGGGCCACAGTGCTTTGACCTGCCCCCCATGCGTCCATTCAATTTCAGAGTAGGAGTTGCCGCGCAAACACATGGCTATCATCATTGCCTCGCGGAATTTCATCGAGGTCATTTCAGGATTAGGGCTATATTTTAAGATGGGGTAGAGTGAGTGGCTCGTAGCTTCATCTCGGCCTCCATTGGCTCTACGTTTGTAAAAATTCAACGGTAAACTGGCTTCAGTTTCAGATAAAACTTTTGTGCAACCAAATACAGCGGGTAGTGCCAATGCTACATTGGGGTCTACGTGTAGGCCCGTGCTGGTTTCTGAAAAACCACCGAATAGGCGGGCTGTGTTGGGGTCGGAGGGGTGGGAACGATTAGACCACCACCTTTTTAGGCTGGCAAATGGGTTCATAATGTCCTTATACCCCGTGTCTCGTAGACGCTGATTTTTGGTTTGTTTTTAACGGCTCTGTCTAGAGCCATTGGTAAAGCTACCATTCCATCAATCCTGATTTTGCTTTTGTGCCGGTCGGGTTTGACTGGTTTGATGTTACCCGCCGGGTCGGTTTTGACTGTTACATTTGAAGCCATCCAATTTAGGACGGGGTTGTTGCCATGGTTGAGTAAACCGGCTGTGTAAATACGTTCAAGTTCTCTCAGTGCCGGGTTCATTGAAGCAAATCCTTGTCCAAATTCAACAACTGTTAAACCTGAGTCTTGTAAATCTGCTTGGAGTTTGCTGGCTCCCCAACGGTCGTAGGCGATTTCTTCAACTTTGAATTTTTCATTGAGTGCTTTTATCTCGGCTAAGATGAATTTGTAGTCAATCACATCGCCTGCAGTTGCCTCAATAAAACCTTGTTCCTTCCACGCCCAATAATTTACTTGGTCATTTTTTGAGCGTTCTCGTAACCCTTCGCTTGGCATCCAAAAACGGCAAAGGATGTCGTAATGTTCAATATCATCTATGGATGGAAAAACTAAAACTAAAGCGGTAATATCGATGGTGCTGGACAAGTCGAGTCCTGCCCAACATGAGCGGTTAATGAGTTTATCTTCATCAACTGTACCGCCACAGAGTTTCCATTTATCCCAATTAATCCAACTGGTTTGAGAGTTTGTCCAGATATTGAGATTTTTGGTAATAAATTCGTGGCGTTCTGTGGGCTTGGCTTGGGCCTCAAGGGCCATTTCTCTGAATGTATCGAGTTTGACTGATACACCCAAATTAGGGTTGGCTTTAATCCAGTTAGCTTCATCAAAATAATCATCTTCATCATCAAGGGTGTAGATGATGCCAAAATAAGAATCATTTTGGTGTACATCCTCAAGGATTTGGGTAGTGTAGTCCCGTTGTTCCTGACAAAAACCATACTGATTAAAACCCGCAGTGGTGATGGCGAAAATGAGCGGTTGCTCTCTAGCTCCCATCCCCGTTTTAAGTACGCCCCACATTTCCCCAGAGGGGTGGGCGTGAAGCTCGTCAATAACTGCTCCGTGAGGGTTAAGTCCATCTAGCGTTTTACTATCCCGACCTAGTGGGGCAAATTTGCTAAATGTTTTTAGGTCGGTGATGGATTCCTTATAAATTTCTAGCCTTTTGCTAAGGCTAGGGGAACGGCTCACCATGCGGGTGGCTTCATCAAAAACGATTTTAGCCTGGTCTTTTTTGGTGGCCGCAGAATAAACTTCTGCCCCGCCTTCACCATCGGCCAACATTAAATAGAGGCCGATACCTGCGGCGAGAGTACTCTTACCGTTTTTGCGAGCTACTTCAAGGTAGGCGGTTCGGAAACGGCGGGTGCCATCGCTCCGCTTCCAGCCAAATACCATGGCTAAGATGAATTGTTGCCACGGTTCTAATTCAATTTTCTGCCCGGCCCACTTCCCCTTGCTATGTTTGAGAAACGAAAAAAATCTTATAACCCGCTTGGCTGCCTTTTCATCAAAGTGTAGCCCTCGTTGGTGGCCGGTATCGAGGTCGTGTAAATGGCGTTTTACCGCTAGTTTTACCCAGTGGCAGGCTGTTATTTCGCCGCTCATTACACCGTCAATATATTGATTGTAGGTGTAATTGACAGCCATGATGAGATTGTCCTTTAGTCAGGCCATATATTCAAGTGCTTGACTTTAAATAATTCTCTTTCTTTCCTCATATCACGTAAGTGTAATTTTTGAATAGAAACACCAAGGTTGGGATTAGATTTAATCCAGTTGGCTTCGTATAAATCATCATCTTTATCATCAAGGGTGTATATGATACCAAAACAACTATCATCTTCCACCGTACCATCCAAAATCATTGAAATATAATCATCGATTGACCTGCAAAAAGTATTTCGATAAATACCTGCGGTTGTTGTGGCAAATAATAATGCTTGTTTATTATTACCCATTGCAAATCTAGATACATCCCACAATCTGCTTGATTGATGATTATATAATTCATCTATTACTACCCCATGCGGATTGATTCCATCCAATGATGTTGGTCTGGTTTTGGCTCCAATTGAAATTAGCTGGCTTTTTGTCCAAGTGTCAGTAATTGTGTGATTTTTGCAGACAAACTTTGGGCGATTAACCATGTAAATCGCCCTGGACAAATAAAATGCCGATGCTGATTTTGTAGAGGATACAAAATAGTTTTCTGCTTTTGGTACCCCATCAACCAACATCAAATATAAGGCAATGGCTAGTGATAGGGTGGTTTTACCATTTTTACGAGCTACACTAAGGTAGCCCGTGCGAAAACGGCGGGTACCATCGCTCCGCTTCCAACCAAATAACATGGCTAGAATAAATTGTTGCCACGGTTCTAATTTTATTTTTAGACCAGCTAATTTACCTGCGTAATGATTAAGGCTAGAGATAAAATCAATTACATCCTCAGCGGCTTTTTTATCAAAATACAATCCTCGCCGATGGCCTGTTTCAAGGTCGTTTAAATGACGTTGCACGGCTAATTTGACTAAGTGGCCTGTGGGTATTTTTTTGTTTATTACATCATCTATATATTGAATGTAGGTGTAGTTAGTCATTGTTGAAAAATTCCTCTAATTCGTCCATTTGGTCTGGCTCGGAGATTTGTAGTCTGGCTCTGGATGCAGGTGTGAGACCAAACTGGATAGCCCATTGACGGAAAGCGGTACTGTTATCGCGTAATACCTGGTTAAGTGGATGTTTGCGTAAAGCTCCATTTTCATCCTCTGCCTGTAATCCCTCTTTTGCTAACATTTTGGCAGCCACCTTAGCATTGGCATAATGAACAGCCATAATGGTTAAGGCTGGTCCATCTAAAGCTGTGAGTACATTTAGCTCATCCAGCTGTAGGGCTATTTGCTTCCAAAAGTTTTTAAACTCCTCTCCCATGCCTCGCGGCATCGCTGGTATTTGGCGTTCTGGTTGTGGCTCGTTTTCAGGCAATGGTCGATGGCCTGGATTGTTTTCTAGCTTTTTTATGGCGGTTGGTTTAGGCGTTCTGCCTCTCATAATTCTCCATGAAAATTAGTTTAATTCGCGGGTGTAAAAGTTTTGTCACCCGCTCGGTCTAGCAAAATGATGCCCTAGAAATTTACCCCCCCCTTCCCCCTCTGCGTTTTTCTCTCTGCGTCTCCTTGCTGTGGCAACTGTGGCAGAGTGCTTGGAGGTTGCTCCATCGGTTTGTGCCACCATCGGCTTTGGGGATTAGATGGTGGATGTCCTTGGCCGCTTGATTGCATTTGGCACATAATGGATTGGCTCTGAGGAACTGGAGGCGTATGATACGCCACTTGTGATTGTAGCCGCGCTTGGCCGCTGATGGTCGTTTGTCCTGGTGCTTGCGGCGGTGGGTGGTGCAGTTGAGATTAGGACAACCAGGGTGGGGGCAAGCTCTAGGCGGTCGTTTGGGCATCGGCTTTCCTTAGCTCAGACATCCATTCTAGTATTTGATGGTTGGTGGCCTCTACTTTGCCTAGTGTGTTTTGGAAGGTGGCATAGCTGTGTGTCATTCGCTCGACTACGGCTTGCCACCGCATCTCTGCTTCGGCTGATACAGCAAGCTCTTTCAATTTAATCTCATGCTCTGATTTCTGCTTGGCCTCTAAAAAATCACAAATCCAAGGCCACACATCCTTAACAAACCATTTACCACCACCTACCACAACCACTACTACCAATACACTTAAAACATTTTGAGCATTGATTAATTGTAGGACATTGATAGTGTCTGTTTTTAGGTCGATGATGGTGATGGCAACTAAGCTAATTGCTCCTAGGGCTGTGGCTAATTGATGGACGATGGGCTTTAGCATTGGCATTATAGAGGCCACCATTTGCGGCCTTTCTTAGCCTCAAACCACGTTTTGGCAATAGGCCAAGCGGCAGCAATGATAAGCCAAATGCCTTGCTCATCGAGGTATTCAGCCCAAGGGCCTAAATAGGATAATGCAACCCCACCTATAATGCTGGTAAGGGCTGCCACAAGGTCAGCGATGGGGCCTGAGATAAGTTTTTTTCCATCTATGTCGGGCCAAGGCAAATCCTTAATAAAATCGGTGAGGGCGTTGCCAATTAAACCAGCCAACCAAGCTAGGGCTAGGGGCATTATTAGGGCTAGGGCTTCTTCGGCGGTGGTGGGGAGGGTGGGGCCGTTGGCGAAGTCGATAATGAATTGTTGTGTTGGTTGTGGCATTTGTGTCAGTATAATTGGTAGCATAATATCTCCTTTATTTTGGCCTGATGTGTAGGCGGGTAATGGTTTTAGTTTCGCTTTGTCGTTTAATTTCGTTCCATTCATCGGGGGTGATTTGGTCTTCATCAACAAAAGCTTTGGTTATTTTGGTTGAGACGGTGGTTTGGGTACGGGTGATGCTGATTTGTTTAGCCCGTTCTCTGCCTAGTGCTTTTTGGGCTACGTCAAGGGGGATGATAAGTTCGGTGGTGGTGGAAATGGATATAGACCCGGCGGGGGTGTTTAGTTCCATCCAAGATAGTTCAATTAAGCCTGCTTTAATTTGGGTTTGGAGTTGGTTGTATCGCTCTACCATTGGAGCTAATTTGAGCAGTTCTTCAGCTTGTTGTTTGAGTTGTTTTACTGTGGTTGGCATTTGTTCCTCTTATTAAAAATAAACAAGTTAGCAACTTGTTTTACTGTTTTTTATAGTTGGTTGATTGCATCTTTGAGGCGGTTGGGGGTGCAATGTAGGTAGATGTCGGTGACGCTGATGGAGCTATGGCCTAGTAAATCTCGGACGGCTTCTATGCTGATGTTTTTTTCAACTAATGAGACGGCAAAGGTGTGGCGGAGGGCGTGGGGGTGGATTCCTTTTTTTAGGTTTGCTTTTTTGCCTAGCTGGTTGATTAGCGACCGCAGGCGGCGTAGGCTAATGCGTTGGTTGCGGTTGCTGAGAAATAATGCCCCCGTGTTCTGGAAGGAACGGCTACTTTGTTCGAGGTAGTGTTCTGTGGCCGCTCCTACTTCTGGATGGAGGGGGATTAGGCGTTGTTTGCCTCGCTTGGCGAAGCGGATGTCGATGGACATTTCTTGGGGGTCTATATCTTTGATGTCTAGCATCCGTAGCTCGTTGCAGCGCATACCGCCATAGAGAAATGTGGTTATTATGGCTCGGTTGCGGGGGGACATTTTTAATTTTAGTAGTTTGTCCCGTTCCTCTTGTTTTAGCCAGCGTGGGAGTTTTTTCCTTTTAGCCATTAGCGGACTTTCCTTTCGGCTAGGATGTAGCCGTAGGTGGGAATATCTACAAGCCTTATTTGGCGCATTTGGTGGCGGGTGTAGGGGGCATTGGGGGCGGTGACGGCTACGCGCTCGGTGCGGCGGAGGGGGCGGGTGGTGGTGCAGGTGAATTGACCGCTTCTATTGATGGTGGTGGTGCAAAGCAGGTCTGCGGTATTGGCGACCTCGTATATTTTTATAGGTAGGCCAACGGGGCCACGGCCGCTGATGGTGGTGCTTCCAAGTCGAGGGCGGTCGAGTTTGACTTTAGGGAGCTTGTTTAGTTTGGGTGGTTTGGGTGGTTTGGGTGGGGGGCTTTTAGGGGGATTTACTAAAGGGGTATTTTTGCCTTGTTCTAATGGAGCGGCAAGGGGGCTGGTGGTGAGGGTATCAGCGGCCATGGGGGTATTGATGGGGCTAATGAATTGGTTGGCCCGTTGGGTTGGGGGTTGGGTATTGGTGATGTTGATTAATGTGATAATTATAAGGAAAATGATTATATTGGTTTTTGCGTCGTTTTTCATAATTTCTCCTAATGATATGGTATCATATTTTGGGAGAGATTGGTAGTGCCTTTTTGGGGACTATTTTGGTGGGGGTATATAAGTTTGGGTTATGGTTAAACCACAAACATATAAACAATAGCTATTAAATCAGTATAGCGAATTACGCTAAACTGCTTGACATTGTATTAAAGATGTGGTATACTATAACTAACTTAGCGTGTTGTGCTAAAATGATTATTTTATAAAGGAGTTTATTTATGGCTGATTTAAATACAATTGCAGATTTTTACGAAAATGAAACTGGCTTAAATGCCAAGCAAGGCCCCAACCGCCTTTTGGAGATAGAAATTTTTTTGAACGAAACTGGCTTAACCTTAGAAGATGTTGAAGTTAAGGAAACTTCAGATTGGCAATGGCCTAAGCGAAGGAATCGAACTGAATTTGAGAAAAATAACCGCCAAATAGGTAGTACTACTAGAGGCAGTAGCTATAATAAAAAATATTATTTTGTACACCAAAGGGAGGCATAAAAATGGCTTTAGGACCTGTTACTGCACCATCTGCGGCTGAACAATTAAACAAACTTTTGACTGACTGCTTAGGAAGCGAATATAGAATAGTGGCCGCTCCAGCAGGGTTGCCAAATAAAAAACAGTATGCATTATTTTTGCAATCATTGTTGGCAACTAAAGAACAAAAACCGGGGGTGTGGCTTTCGCTTGATATAAACGATGTTGAAGCTATGATTAGAAATAGTGATTTGGATAAAATGTGGGAAGCGTGGGTAGAAAGCTGCACAGAGTATAAAGCCTCACAAACACCAGAGGCACTTTTAATAGCTGATATCGACCATGCTAGACGCACATGGGCGAATTATGTGGCTCACGAAGTTGCTCCCAAAAAGCGTGAGGCAATGAAAAAACCAACGCCTGAGAATATTCTGATACGACTACGGCAAAAAGGGCAAGCGGATGCTACTATAAGCCCCGACCAAATACGGGGAATTATGGATTTATTGACTATAAGCTCTAGCGAAGCCTCGTTTTTGTTTGATGTGCCAAATTCATCTATTACATTAGCTTGTAGGGAAGGGGAGATAGAGGGAGCTAAAAAAGTAGGTCGGGATTGGGTTTTTAAGCAAGGAGATTTTGTAGATTGGATGAAAGCAAAAAACTAAGCCGTAAATGCCTATTTGCGGCCTTATTACAAAAATTTAATTAGAAAGGATTTAATTATGAAAGAAGATAAATTTAAAGAACAAACATTAGGACATAAATATTTAAAGTTTTTGGATGAATCAGTAGTAGGACAAAAATTACAAGAAGCTTTTGAAATTGGTGGAATTGAAGCATTTAATAAATATAGAAAGGTTCGGTCAAGTGATAAACAAAATGATTTTTTAGACACACTTTTGGGTAGTGAGTTGGTGGAAGAAATTGAGAAGGTGAATAATCCTGATATTTCTGAATATGGGAACTTGAACCATATACCTGTGCATAATCTGTACCTCACTTGGGGTCGGAATAAAAAGCACAGTTAATAAAATAAAAAGTGTTTTCCAGGAAAACTTTGGGAAACGCTTTTTTTATTTACTGGATGGGGGGTAGGATTTGGGGGATGGTGGTGGGGTTGGTGAGGGCTAGGACGATGGAGCAAGCACAGAGGCAAAGAATAAGGGCGGTTAGGATGGCTCCAATTATGAGGGCGATTTTAAGCCAGTTGGTGGGTTTTTTGTTTTTTGGTTTGGGGCGGGGGGAACTGCGGCTGGTGGATGGTGGGGCGGGGGTGGTGTTGAGTAGGGTGTGGAGGTAGGGCTGGCCTGTGGTTTGGTTGGTGGATATGGCTAATTGGGGGCTGATATTAGGCCAGTTGTGGTGGCGATAAAAACGGCGTGGGTGCGGTTGTTGGCGTTGAGGGTGGTACGGGCATCGGTGAGGTGTTTTTTGACAGTATCGGGGGTGATGGTCATTTTACGGGCTATGCCTTTGTTGGTTAGACCAAGGGCCGCAAAATATAATGCCTCGCGTTGGCGGGGGGTTAGCTTTGGTTTGATGGCGTTGTTAAGGTTGGTTTTTTCCAAAGTTCCACTACGCTCCACTTTGGACTCCTTTTAGCATTTTAGCAATAATAGTAAAATTCTTACTGTTGTTATTTTTGTTTGTAATCTATTTGTAGTCTTATTTGTAATCTCTGGTATTGCTCGTTTAATTCTAAACCTTCCATCGTTTAATATTAAACCTTCCATCGTTTAGAATTAAACCTTCCATCGTTTAGAATTAAACCTTCCATCGTTTAATATTAAACGATGGGCTTTAAGGACATAAAAACGGGGCTATCCACTGTTTTTGCGGATAGCCCCGTTTGTTGACGGTCGGGCCTGGTGTGTTTTTTTGGTTTTTAGATTAGTTCTGATTGACATTCCTCTGGGTCAAATGTTTCTTCAATGTAGCGTCCAAGTATGCGGGGATTGCCTTTTATGATTTTAATGATAATTTCTGCTTCTCGGCCTGTTTTTTCAGTAAGTTTGGATAACCTGTAGGCAAGGTTATCCAAACGGGTGATTTGGGCCAAGGTGAGTTTTTTTCGCCCCGGTGCTGGGGGGTATTGCTTCTTCATAATTATTGTACCCCCTTTTGGTTGTTTTTGGTAGTCTCTTTTTGGGGACTATTTGTTAAGGTGCGGTTATTGTTAAGTTGATTCATTTTGACCACCAATAATCTATCATTTGGGCCGCATCTAAATACCAACTAGCATTGTGGCCTGCGGTTTCCTCAGTGCCATCACTGACCATAATCCTGCCAATAGTCTCCAAAGCGGCGGATATTTGACTGGCTGTAATGGTGGCATCGTCAAATTGCGGCCTGGGGGCTATGCCTGGCACTTTGCCCTCTAGTTCTGCGGCTAATTCTAAGGCTTGGAGTTTACACCGGGGGCACTCCCGAACCTCATCCATCGCAAAACCACATATACCACAGGTGTGGTTTTCGTCTTCATCGAGGGGAGCCACTATTATAATGAGGGATTTACCTTGATAGTGGTCGAGGTGTTTGGATAGGTCATAGTTTCCTAATTTTGGTCTTCCCACTTTTGATGGGAAAAAACGGCCTTCAATTACATCTGCCCCAAGTTCTTCAGCTATTTTCTTTAATTCTCTGGCGTTTTCATTAAGCATCTTGCTCTACCTCAAATTTTAGGTTGGTTAGGTTGTGGTTTGAGGCGGCTCGCTCTATAACAGGAATTAAACGGGCTTCAGTCCATTCCACCGCCTGCTGACTTTTGAGGCCTATTATTAAGGTTTGGTTATTGCGGCGAATTGGTTGGCTGTTTTTTAGCCAACTAAATTGAGCGTTGGTTGTTTGGGTTTGGAGGGTTTGGAGCGTGGCCTTCCAATTTGCTACATCTTCCTGGCTGACTCCTGCGGTGCGGAGCTGTGCGGCTTGGGCTTTTGCTTCTGCTTCATTGGCGTGGGCTTGGGCTTCTATTTGGTCTAGAGTCCTGTGGCCGAATTTTCCGTTTTGGGGGTGGGGTGGCTTTTCATTATTTCTTAATTTGGTGATGACGAAGCCGGCGGGGTCTTCGATTTTAAGATTGTTTTCGGTGTAGATTAGCCAACCTTCTACATCAATTGGATTAGAATTTATTAATTCTGAAAAAACTGGTTCGATGATTCCAATTTCAGAAAATAAAACAGCAACAACCTCTTGTTGTTGAGTCTTGTTTGAGTCTTGTTTGAGTCTTGTTGTTGAGTCTTGTTTAAAGAGTCCCCCTGCCGAATCCTGGAGTCCCCCTGCCGAATCCTGGAGTCCCCCTGCCGAATCCTGGAGTCCCCCTGCCGAATCGTCTCCATCTTCGTCCTTTAAAAATGTTAGTTGTTTTTCTGAGTCTTTAGCTTTGATTGTTTGAATTTTTTGTTCTATATACATTTGATGTTCAGTGATTCTGTCTTCAAGACTCCGCCAAGTTTTCAGCCGTTTTAAGATGGTTTTTCTACATCTTGAATAGCTTTTCCTGTTGCCTTTTGGAGCAGTTCCTTCAACAACCCTTTGGCGAATTAATTCCAACCATTCCCCTGTGATTGGCCGAGGCTGTAATAAATAAATAGAGTTTATCCTTTTATACCCACGAACAATATAAATCAGCCCGCACCATTCTAATATATTGTTGTATTCTGTTAGGGAGGATGTGCCTATGCCTAGATGGTCTAAAATTATGTTTCTAGGTAATTTGGCTTTGCCAGTTTTATTATTGGCTTGGCGAGCGTATATTGAGTATATGTTGAATCCCATTGTGCCGATGATTGGTTGGTAATGGTCTATGATAATGTTGTGGATCCAAAACCAGTTGCCACCGCGATTGTCGCGAATTACGAGGGTGATGTCATTATCGTCTTCATCTTCAAAAACAGGTGTATTGTTATAGGTACTCATTTATAATTCTCCTTCTACATTAAAATAAGTGGGGTTTAAATTTAAACGATGGCATTATGCCAAATTACGCCTAGCGGTGCTGAATGTAGGATAAGCGTTATCCACCGTTTAAATTTAAACTTTGGGTTTTATATTAAATTTGTAGCAGGGGAAACTGTTTTTTACATAGGGGATTGACAACCAAGGGGTTTGGTGGTATAATTCCTAATGAATGCGGCAGTTTCCAACTGCGTAAAAAACCTTCTTGCTTGGCGGTGGGAAGGTTTTTTAATTTTAAAGTGGTAAATTTGTAAAAAAACGCACTTCCTACAGCCAACGGAAAGTAACCAGTCCCAAAATGAGGGCTGGCGATGCTGGTTGTAGTAGGGTGCGTCTGTTTTAAACGTGTAGGGCCAAATATAATTTGGCGTAGTCTACTACTCCTTATTTGACCTTCAAATAAGGCTATTAACTTATGGCATAAAGCAAGCTTTATGCTATAATAATTATAGCATAAAGTTGGGAGGTTGCTAAATGTTAAAAACAATTTTTTTTGAAAATTCATATAATGTCCAGAAATTTATAGGTCAACTAATGATTAATCCGAAAACTAGGGAAAAGTTTTTTTGTGATGTTGAACAAACACTTTTTGAAGCACAATTAACTGACGTTGAACGTGATTTTTTTGCTAGTAACCCTAAATTAACGAGTGCTATGGCCATACCAGAACCTGAGACACTCGGTTTATGGGGTTCCTAGCTCAAGTTTTCAATTTTTGTAACTCTAATAACGATTTGATTTCCAGCTTTCGGGTGTCTGAATGATTTCAGTCTACCAGTTAGTTTAATACTGTTTCCTTTGTCTAAGGCAATAGTTCCATTGCTGTTTAGCAAATCATAAGGTATTTCAATTGGTAAATTATCTTCTTCTTTTGTGTCAGGGTCTATGGCTAGTATTGTTAGCCATAAACCCTTTTCTTTTTCCTTTGGTTTTTTACTGATTATTTTTCCATGTTCAAAAGTTGCTCGGTGGCTCTGTAATAAATTTTTTGCCTTGCGGTTGGCTTCTCTAAACTTGGTTGCTTCTTGTTCTGATTTTAATCGTGCTTCTACGTCTCTGCGTCTCTCTGTTTCGACTTGACGTTTTTGTTTCTCTGTTTGAGCATGAGATTCAGCTTCTTGGCGTAGTTCTTGCTCGATGGTAAATCTCTTTTCTATTTCCGCTAGATGTTTGTGTTCAAGTATTAGTCCCTTGGCAAAGAAAATAATAATGATGATTTCTAAGTGTTCGTCTATGATTATATTTCCCCAGTCTATAAATAAGGCTTTGGATAGGATGATTGCCCCTAGGTTGATGGTAGTCATCCAATAGATGGCATTGGTTGAGATTAAATTACCTGTTGAACGGATAACCAATAACATTGCTAAGGCCATTAACAAGGCACTGGCTCGATCTCCTAGGCTGGTATTGGCATAATAATAGTAGCTAGTCAATAATGTTGGTAGGCCAATAATCACTGTTGCCACTGCTCTAGTCCACTGGCTACTAATCCAATATAGGCATAGTATGATTGCAACAGATACA